TCATTTTGATAGCGCCTTTTGCATTTTCTGAAACATGTTTTTTGTTGCCCTCCGGATGTCGTCGGTGACGACGTGGGTGTATTTCTGGGTCGTCGCGATGTCGGCATGCCCGAGCATCTTTTGGATTGTTCTCATATTGGTTTCCTGGGCGAGCATGTGGGTCGCGATACTGTGCCGGAACATGTGCGGCGTGATATGTTTTTTGATGCCGGCACGCTTTGCGATCCGCTCGATGGCACCGTGCGGGTTCTGGACTGGCCGTCCTGTCCGTTTGGATAAAAAATAATATCCTTCGGGATTGTCCTTTTTGTATTTTATTTTATCGAGTTTTTTTAGTGCGTGATCGAGAATAGGATTGAGCGGTTCAATTTTTTCCCCGCCGCCCTTTTGAACTAATTTGATAATTTTGTTGGCCCGGTCAACATCGGATTTTTTCAAATACGTTGTTTCTGTCAGGCGAAAGCCCACGGTGTAGCAGCAAAGAAAATATGCATACCAAAACGGTTCGCTCTGTGCCGCTTTGATGAATTTTATAATCTCCCGTGGAGAAAGGAATGCCGGTTCCGGCCGATCATAGGGAAGCATTTCGATTTCCGGCTCGATGTTGATACCTCTTTCTTTTTTGCAGTATTTAAAAAAGGACATCATATAGGTGAGTTCTTTGTTGATGGTCCGGTTCTTGACGAAAGTCCCTCTCTTCGATTCCTGTTTGCTTCGTGTCAGTTGATATTTCGTTGCCGTCGATTTCGTAAAATGGACGACCGGCATCGGCCCGATGGTTCTGGAAACGCGATAAATCGAATCCTCGCGTTCCTTAAATGATTTTTCCTGCCGAACAGGATTGACGGCGCTTCGATGTTGTAGACGGTAGTATGCCATATAGTCCGGGATAAGTTCATCGATGGTTTCGGAGTATTGCGGGAGAGATTCCGACGTTTCCGGATTGCGGCGCTCACGAATGGCCAGTTTAGTTTCCCGATCAAACTGCAGGGCGATATCGAGGCTTTTGATGCTGTCATCCAGATATCTCTGGCATCGTTTTCCATGGCGGCCGTCAGGCCAGTAATCAATAATAAAGCGTCGCTCGGTAGCTCCGCACGATGGACATGGATCCGTGTCGCCATTAAGACGTTTTTTGCAGTCTTTACATTTGATGATAATTGCCATAATCAATATTTTGAACAGGTTGTCACGATAATGGCGATGACGATCGCAACGATAAACATATATGCGTATATTCCATAATCATGGCGTGCTCCGCAGTACGGACATCGACCGGAATTTATGCTTATTTCTTTTCCGCAATCATTGCATTTTTTAAGATTCATATTATATTTTTGATCCGCAATGTTTACATTTTATGGCTTCTGCCTTGACGATTTCAGCGCAGAAGGGACATTTTTTTTCTTCCGCTGGTTTAGCAGCGTTTATATTTTTGGCTTCGGTCGGCGCATTTTTTGCCAGTGCTCCGCAGGAAGGGCATTTATATTTTCCCCATCCCCACGCAATAAATATTATACCGGGAATGATGTAACAAATTAAAAGCAGCACGGCAATAAACTGCGGGCCGTTATAATTTCTGAGCCACGTTTTCATTGGGCCGCTATATCCGCATGTAAAGCATTTTCTGATCGTATCATCCATGATTTCTTCACCTCTTATTTTTTTTATTATGTAAAAAATAAGTACGACAGCTGCTCCCCAAAATAATATTAAAAATATATAACCGAAATCCATAAAAAACCTATAAATCGATCCCGTTATTTTGATATTCGAAAATCGATAATGGCATTTGAACGGGAATGTCCATTTTTTCGGCGATACTGAAGATTGCTTTTTTACCCTGCCACGATATTATTTTGCTCTTAACACCGAAATAGAATTGGCATGTGTGATCGAGATATAAATTTTTTTTAATATTCCCTCTGTTTGTGTTGATGTATTGTTTTATTCTGCTTATCAATTTATCACGTTCCGATGAGTCAACCAGATCGAGTATCGGTTTTCCTGTGATTTCTCGATCATAAAGATTATTCGCTGCTTTGCTGGCTTTAATTATTACTCCGTCGAGCACAATTATATAAATATTGTTAGTGGGAAATGAAACTATTTCTGCACAGCTTTTTTGATTGCTGCTTGCGATCCGCCAGCCATGCTCTGCGGATCGTTTGTTTTTTTTGAGTTTACAATTTCTGGATCAGGTTTATGGTTGTTAACTGCCATATGAAATGCTTCTATATTTTCCTTCAGGGCTTTCCCATATTTTGTGTTTGATAATAATACTTCCGATGTCAGTTTCATGAGGTCGCCCAGTTCGCTGGGCGACAAATCTGTGCCGGCGCGAATGTCATAATTATTTATTTCTTCACATACTTTTATATTATTAGTTGAAACTTCTGGAAATTCATAATTGACATCGTGCGAAGTCAATAACCATTCCTCATCAATTCCCGGAAAATGATCTTGTATTCCTTTTAATAATTTTGCACCTATGCTAAAATAGTTTGTTCTGAATACGTTCGATATTCCGATTAATTTATTAAATTCGCCTTTTGAAAGATGTTTCTTCTTACGTAATATATTGAAATTATTATGCAATATCTTTATGTCAAAATTATTTGTCATATGTTTAATATTTTCTTGACATCATGCTAAATTCGGTGTAGTTAATATCTACCTTAAAAATAAATTCAATTACAATGGTGCTAAAAATGCGACAAATAATAGCAGATTCGGAATACACAATCAATAGACAAAAAAAACTATCCAAGGCCGGATTTGAATCCATAAAAGCATTTTCCGGTTTTATTCACGAATCCCGCCAATCTGTTGCCGCGGCTATTAAAGCAGAAAATTTTAATTATAAACTTCATTGCAAAATCGCATCCTGCTTTGGAGAGACACTCGCTGATTTCTGGCCCGATCTTTACTGCATAGTTCCGATTATCGATTGTCAGCATCAAGTTATTCATGATGCCAATGTAAAAGAAATTTTTCAGGATGTAAATTAATAATTCGGAGGAATATCTTAATGAGTAAAGACATATTAAAAAAATTTCATCCGGACATGACATTACAGGAAGCCATCTACGAAACAATTCATCACGGGAAAAAACCACTCAAATCGATCGCTGCTGATCTTGAAATGAAAGAAAATAATCTCACGCAGATCGGCTTGGAATATCCAACCTCTAATCTCTGGGCAAAAAGAATCCCTCCATTAATTAAATCATCCGAAGTTTATTTAATACTTGATGTTCTCGAACATCAAGTAGGCAGAATTGGAATTACTATTCCAAACACGACGGAAAAAACAACTTCCGACATTTTCAGATTGACAATGAAATCAATGACGGAATTCGGAGAGCTCATCAAGGAAATAGAAAAGTCGCTTAAGAACGATGACAGCATCGATACGAATGAGAGCAAAAAAATTAACGCGAAGGGATGGAAAGCGATCCAGGATATTTTATCTCTTATGGCTACATGCAAAAAAAGCGGGGATAAATAATGAAAGATAAATTCGAAAAGATGCTTCAGGAAATCATAACCCGTCTGGACAATATAGAGCGTCTACAGATGGGTAATGCTGAAAAGCCTTTGACGCCTGGAGATCCGGCATTCCGTATTGCTGCGCGGGCGTTTCTGCGCGGAGATAAAGGACCGATGAAGGCGATGGCTGGAAGGAAAATGGTGTCGTAATGAAAATTAACGCGGGGTGGAGAAGAGGTCGATCTCACATGGCCCATAACCATGAGCTCGCCGGTTCGAATCCGGCTCCCGCAACCAAATCAACAAGGGTGGTGTGATCGGTGGTAGCGGGGCGCGAACCTTTTAATAAGTGTTCCGATCACGCCGCCCTTCAAAAGGGTGACAAAATGGAAGGTATTAAATTTAATCCTAAACATAAATTAATTTTAGCGACGGGACAACTGCCAAGCAAGTCTCGAATAGAAGATGAGAATTTTTTTAAAAGAGTCAAATTACTTAACTTGCCTATCCATGAAATTGAGATCGAATCGAGAAAAAAATATTCTCTGTTAAATTTTATTGATGATGTCATCCACGGTCTGAAATGCTTATTGTTCATGTCTTTATTTGTTTACGGTTCGGTGCTTCTATGGGCCGTGTACAATCCACAAGTCAAAAAAGCGATTCTCGAAATTCAAAACATTATTATGGAAATGATTAGCATCCCGTTCGCCATGGGAGTCGTATTTTATCTGATCATTCATTTAGCATACGGCAGCGCGAAGGACTGGATTGCGGAAAAGCGTCTGCAGGATCATGAAGAGGTTCAGCGTCGCCTCAATCGTCCGGAGGATGAACTGCGATGAAACAAGCATTATTCAGAGCGCAGAACCTGATCAAGCGGGCAAAAGAAATAAATCCGGAAGCTACGGATAAAGTCATCGAGGAATTGAATCAAATCGTCAATTTCGATTCCAGGATGCCGATCATGCGCGTCATGCTGCACATAAACAACATCGCCTCCGGAAACGTTCTGGAAACGAAAGAAAAGGAAATCAACAGATGCCGGAATTAATCGGAACATACCCGGCCGGAACGGCCAGGATCAAATATAACGGGAGTACGATCGATGTCTTTATAGTCATCTTCCGGACTCAGCACCGGGAAGCACAGCCGGTAGACACAGAATGTTTTCTAATAATTCGGAGTGAAGATGACCGATAAGATAATCATAGATCGTTACTGTCCGAAATGCGTTTCCAATCGTGTTTATATTGACGGCGATTTTCTGGGCTGCAGGACATGCGGGAATCGCTGGAATCCAAATTTAAAACCAATAACCAAAATAGAGGGGGAAGTTATGCCGAGAACAAATCTTGACGTCGCGAAGATCAAAGAACTTATCGATCAGGGCAAATCAGTGCCGGAAATAATCAATGAGACGGGTTATAAGAAAAACTCCATCGCCAGTCTTATGAAGAGACTCGGCATTAAATGCAAGGTCGACGGACGTTCTCTTCGCTATAAAAAGGTATCGAAAGAAGTAAAAAAGAAAAAGGCAACACCTATCCGTCAAACAGTTAAAAGACTTTCTCCCGAAAAAATAGCCGAAGCTGAAAGTCTAGTCAAGGCAATCGGTATAAAGAATTACGGAGTAGATCCCGAAACGGCGTTAGTCATTGGCACGATTGATGTTCAGATCGAAAAATTGGAAAAACGCATCGATAAACTCAATAACTCAAAACAAAGTTTAATCAATTAAAAAATTTTATTCCTATGATTCTATTGTTTATCAGGGTGACGAATATTATTTTGAAGTGCGCGATTCCGACGGCGCCCCCCCTCCCCTCTTTTATAAATTCAATACAAGTATCTATAATCCAGACACCAAAATATAAAAATCAGAGCGGGTCCTTCATGGAGTCGAATCGCCATACGGGTCGCAGAACCGCAATAATCGCGAGGTTTTCAAATTTTGGGGGACTGGAATAATGGAAGACGCCGAAAAGATAGCAATTGATGATAATTTAAAACCGTACGGGGTGTTCACGCCGGCCGATATATTTTCTGCGATCAATGCTGATTTTTTGGGCGAACGTCAATGTCGACAGTTTGTTCTTGAAAGTCTGCATTCGGACAGAGCGAAATGTCCTGAATGTGGATCCGATATTGCTCCTAACCTGGTTCAGAGTTTTTGGGAAGTTAGACGCATTGAATGCGGAAAATGCGGAAAGTGGTTTAATGCATTAACCGGGACTTTTCTTTCCGGTTGCCATTTTAATTTTCAAGAGATCGTTCTGTTTGCCATGCTGATCAGTTTCGAAGTTCCGGACAAAGAGATCGCGCGGATCATGAGGATAAGCTTTGAGTCCATCCGGCTGTGGAAACTCAAATTCAAGGAACTGGAGAAAATAAAACCATGATCATCCGGACGATGAAATTATCCGATCTGCAGCTGGCGCCGTACAATCCACGGAAGGATCTCCGGCCGGGAGACAAGGAATATGAGGAAAAGCAGAACAAAAAAATCGATTATAATGAGTTGCTAAAAAATACATTTTTAGATGTCGAAAAACAAGTAATTTCGATCGCATCTTCTATTAATCGATTCAGCAGTCAAATAATAAATCGCAAGAAGGAGGAAGAGTCATGATGAACACAGAGATTGTGCAACATTTGAATTTTTTACTAAAGGAGTACGACGGAATAACCCAGTTAATTTCAGATATTAGAAGACGTCTCGCAGCATTGTTTGGAACCGAAGTAGATTACACATGTGATACTTCGCTCAAGGGTGATGGAAAAATGGAAGGATTATTGACAGTGAAGGGAAGATGTTTACGGGCCATCGAAAAGGAACTTCCTCAATGGGACATTTGGGAACAATGGCTTAAAAATGTTCCGGGGATCGGTCCTTGGATGGGAGGAAAACTGATCATTCTGTTCAATTACAAATTCATCCCGGTCTGTAAAGATTGTGGCGGTGAACTCGAAAAGAAAGAGAAGGAATCAAAAGGCAAAATAATCAACGTTTTAAAATGTGTTGAATGCGGAAAAGAGGCCAAGGACGGACTTTTAAAACATAAATTGTTCATGCGCGATTTTCCGACCATATCAAAGTGGTGGGCATTCATGGGACGTCATACCGTTGAAGGGACTATGCCCAAAAGAAAGAAAGGCATGGCCGCAAATTGGAGCAATGAGGGCCGGACGCTCGGTTATCTGATCGGCGAACAGCTCAACCGGCAGACGGAAGATAACCCCTATAAAAAATTTCTAATCGAGCGCAAAGCAAAACATGCACGTAACCATCCGGACTGGACAAAGGGGCATATTCATAACGCGGCGATGAATGAAACCATTAAATTATTTCTTTCCCATTTTTGGACTGTGGCGCGGACACTGGAGGGGAAGCCTGTATCAGAGCCTTATGCCGGGGCACTGATGGGGCATACAAATATTGTTAAACCGTTCTTCTGGAACGATAGCGAGGTAGCGCTTTAAACCCGAGGGCGCGATGCGAGCGGCGGAAATTATGAAATCTAAAGAAGACTTGCGAGCGATAACGTTGTTGAAACCTAACAAATTCGTGCGAGCGAAAGAACCAGTGAAACCTAAGTTGCATTTGCGAGCGATTACAAAAATTAAATCCAGTTCTGTATTGCGAGCGAATGGGACAGTGAAACCTAGCCAATGACTGCGAGCGAGTAAATCCATGAAACCCATATTTTATTTGCGAAAAAAATTAAGGAGATCTTAAAATGGAAGTTGATGAAAATAAATTAAGCCAGATGCCGATCAGCAGTATTGAGGATCTTGTTGATGAGTTTGTCAGGGGAAAACGATGCATCGAACATCACATGATCAAGGTTCTCATCTATTTGAAAACATCAGGCCGATATAAAGAAAATCCTCGTTACGCAAATTCGTCATTTTATCAATACATCGACGATCGGTTTAATCTTCGGACGAACATGTACATGGAAATGCAGACGGCCTATGTAAAATTTCCGGTCGAAACCATCAAATATGGAATTGGCCTGGTTTGTAAAATCAGAAGAGAATGCGGACCGATCAAGGCTCAGAAAGTCTTTAATCTTATCGGAGACTCGGAAACAAATTTAAACAAAGAACTAAAGCGTGACCGTATTGAAAAAATAATCCGGGCACATTCCATCGTTAAACGAAAAGAACACTCCGAAAAAGTGGACTGGAAATCCCTTTATGAGGACGAAGTTGCCAAACATGAGAAGACAAAACTCATGTTGAAGGAAGCGAACAGGATAATCATCGAAAAGAATGCTCAGATCGAGAGATTGAAAAAAACTATATCAGATCTGCAATAATTTATGGTGGGCAATGTGAGATTCGAACTCACGACCTTTGGCTTCGGAGGCCAACGCTCTATCCAGCTGAGCTAATTGCCCGTAAGAGAGTGAAGCTTTAATAACAGAAAAAGACGCTCAGGACAATGGGAAAGAAAAAAGACAATCACGCGGCGGAAAAGCCGATCAATATATCTTACGGGGATTACACGTTGGACCAGGCAAGATTCGACAAACTGATCACTGTCTCGAACAAGCAGGAACAGACCACCCTGAAGGTCCTCTACAATGCCGTCGTCAAAGCCGTCAATAACATGAACTCGGGGACCGGGAACACAAAAGACTGGGAACTCACCCGGAACTCATACGAAAAATACAGCGCTGAACTCTGGAATAAATATTTTCCTTCGGCGCCGGCCGCAAGCGAACCCGTCCTAAAAACTATCCAGGACGTCATCCGTCGCGTCAACGAAATGGGGTACAAGCTGGCGAAGTCGGCCTATAACCATGCCGATCGGGGATTGCTCCGGCCGAATGACGAAGGCATCTACACGCAGGACATCATCGACAAATATATTCTTCAGGCCAATATCCGGAAAAAAGACGGTAGCAAAAAGAGCGACCGGGAGAAAGTCAATTCGGAACGCAACAGCGCGGAGATTCGCCGTATCATCGCCCTGGCCGATCATGAAGAATGCAAGCTCAACATCCTGAAGGGAAAATACGTCCTCAAGGAATCGCTGGTCCGCGAACTTTCCTACCGTCTGTCAGTTTTTAAAATGGACGGGGAGTCGTCCTGCAGGACAAAGGCCGGAGCGAGGATCAACGTCATCATTGCCGGACTTGAAGATCAGATGCTGGCCTGGGCCAGGGAAAAGTTTCCCGAACAGGTCGGGCTGATATCCGAAGCCGTCAAAGCAGTGATCGGGTTCATGCGGGAAAAGACGCCGGACGTGATCGAGTTTGATTTAAACGAATTTTCGGCATGGCTCAATCGTTATTCCGCGGCCAGGGACTTCGAAGTCCCGCAGCCGGCCGGTCAGAATGATACGGATCCGGAAGTGGATACTGACACTGACGACGAAATCAGAGAGGAAGCTGAATTAAATAATGGATGAACTGATAATTACAATTAATCCGGAAAAGGTATGTAAAAAATGCGGTGCTCTTGGGGCCAGCGAAGAACATGAGATGTGTTTGACCTGTATTGCCGCATCCGTTTCTGGAATGTCGAAAGAAGAATACATCCGCAAGCAGGTCAAGGACCGGGTTGAAAAAGAAGCGCAGGAATTACCTGCGCCCGAAAAAGAGGAAAAGATCACCAGCGACTTCATCAAAGAATGCCTCAATAAGAATGAGCTCGGCGACGCCCTGCTCTATGCCGAACTCTTCCGCGATAAATTCGTATTCAGCAAGGGCATGAAAGAATGGTTCACCTGGGGAGATCACTTTTGGAAACGCGATATCATGGATAGTTCCCTGGCCGCTGTCGAGCAGGTCGCCCTTCTGTATTCCGATGAAGCGAAGAAACTTTATACGGAGCGAAATAAAAAAATCAAAGATGGAGCGGATCCCGGCGAAGAGGCGATCAAATCCATGAAGGATAAAGCCGACGGTTTAATCAAGCGCGTCTCCGGACTGCGTACCGCGGCGAAGCGCCGCGCGGCATGCCGAGAAATGGCTCACACCATGGACCATCCTATGGCGATCGACGGCGAAGAACTCGACAAGCATCCGATGCTTTTCCCCTGCGCGAACGGCGTCATCGATCTGGAGACCGGAAAACTCAGGCCGGGACGTCCGGGCGATTACATGTCCATGGCCAGCCCGATCGAATTCCACGGCATCGATGATCCTCCGGAGCTCTGGATCAAATCATTACTGGAAATTTACAACTGCGCCGGACCGGATGACGACCGATCCATCGTTGAATATGTCCAGCGCCTGATCGGTTACTCAATCACCGGATGTTCTCATGAAAAAGTATTCCCGATTTTTTACGGAAAGGGCGGATGGAACGGCCGGTCGCTGATCCTGGAGACAGTATGCGAAATCATGGGCGGCATGGCCGGCCCGATCCCCTCGGAAATGCTTCTGAGCCAGAAATTCGCTAAGTCATCATCCGGCCCGTCTCCGGACGTCATGAAACTTAAAGGATTGCGCCTGGCCATCGCCACAGAGACCGACGAAAACCAGCGATTCAGCACCTCAAAGATCAAATGGTACACCGGGAACAACGTCCTGACCGGCCGTTGGCCAAACGACAAAAGGCCGATCGACTTCAAATCAACGCATACACTATTCCTGGAAAGCAATTACCAGCCATCCGCGCCGGCAAACGACCGCTCATTCTGGGAGCGCGTCCACCTGATCCCGCACAACATCTCTTACGTTAACCGGGAGCCGCGCGAATCCTTTGAGCGCCGGGCAAACCTGAACCTCCGCAATGAGCTGGAGAAAGAAAAAGCCAGGATCCTCGGCTGGATGGTCAAGGGATGTCTGCTCTGGCAGAAAGAAGGCCTCAATCCGCCGAAGATCGTCACAGAAGCCACCGCGAAATATCGCGAGGATGAAGATATGATCGGAGACTTCATCGATGAATGCTGCGTCCGGGAACCAGGCGCAAAGGACAAGGGAGCCGCTTTATACAACCGGTTCGTCCGCTGGTACCACGACAACATCGGAAAGAACGAACCGACGGGCACCTGGTTCGGTAAACAGCTCAGCCAGAAATATGAAAAGAACAAATCGACAGGCTGCGTTATGTACCACGGCATCAAATTGGCCGACAGCCTAGATGAGTCAGATGAAAAATAGGGATACAGGGAGGGTTGAGAAGTGAAAACCGGACAACTTATAAAAAATAAAATATTTCAAAATATAGATACAAACCCTCCCTGTATCCCTAAAACATCTTTTTCGGCTGGAAAACAGGGAGGGTTTAGAAAAACCCTCCGTTTTGGACGCCTGATTTTAAGTGTTTGTTTTAACGTACATATACCTGTTGACAGTTCGCTTTGTCATGCATTTTTGGGGAGGGTTGAGGGTTTAGCCTATAGCTTCTCCCTGTATTTTGTACTGAAGAAAAATTCTATAGAAACATAAGCACAAACTATCAAACCCTCCCTATAGACGGAGGGGGAGTTTTTTTAATACGTAAATTAATAAATAAAAATAAATAGATGGATAAAAAAGAAAGAAAAAAAGAAAAAAGTCAAAAATTAAGGATTTTACACTGAAATGCTTTTTAAAAATATACGGTTATAGAAATTAGGGAGGGTTTAATTGTTAGAATCTAAATCAATAATTGATGTTTGTTGTGGAGGGAGAATGTTTTGGTTTGATCGTGAACATCTTAGTGCAGTTTTTATGGATAACCGTAAAGAGACTCTTATTGTTGATACCAGACAAGGTAGGAGAGAAATAAAAATAAACCCTGATCTAATAGGTGATTTTACAAAGATACCGTTTCCAGATGAATTTTTTCGATTGGTTGTTTTTGATCCACCACATCTTTTACGTAATGGGGTGAATAGTTGGATGGGTAAAAAATATGGAACATTAAAAGGTAATTGGAAAGAAAATCTCCGTAAAGGATTTTTGGAGTGCTGGAGAATATTAAAACATGAAGGGGTTTTAATTTTTAAATGGAATGAAATCGATATTCCAGTATCTCAAATTTTAAAATTGGCTCCAGCGGTTCCCATTATAGGAAATCGTTGTGGAAAAAATTCAAGATCACATTGGATTGTGTTTATGAAATTAATGATCGAGGAAAAATAAAAAATACATGAACATCTTTGATCTGGCGGTTCAAAAAGTAAAACTCAAAAAAGCCTCTTCGACCAATGGCGGGGAATGGCAAGGTCCGTGCCCTGGATGCGGCGGGAACGATCGTTTTCACGTCTGGCCGGAAAAAGGAACGTACTGGTGCCGCGGATGCGGAAAAGCCGGCGACGCGATCCAGTTCCTGCGGGATTTCGAAGGGAAGAGTTTCCGCGAGGCGTGCGACTATTTAAATATCACGATGGAACAAGTTCATCATCCTGCCGCTCCAACGAAAAAAGAAAAGCCGGAATTCCAGCCGGTCAAGCATCAAAACCCGGCGCAGATCTGGCAGGAACGCGCCGAAAAGTTCGTCGCCTGGGCGCATGAGAACCTTAAGCAGAATCCGGATATAATGAAATTGCTGGCAGATCGCGGGATCAGCGCCGCGGCCGTGGACCGTCATCGCCTTGGATGGAATCCTGGAGAGAACGGTAAGGATCTTTATCGCCCGCGGAAGAGCTGGGGACTGCCTGATGAGATCCATGACAAGACGGGGAAGCCGAAAAAACTCTGGATACCGATCGGTTTAGTTATTCCTTATGTCATTTCGACCGAAGGGAGAAATCTTATCCTTCGAATCCGGATCCGTCGGCCGGAAGGTGAACCGCGTTACTACGTCATCCCGGGATCCTCGGCCGAAATCATGATCCTCGGTCCGGAGCGCGAAGCCTTTGTCACTATAGAATCAGAACTTGATGCCATCGCCTGTTATGAAGCTCAGGAATATGCCGGCGCCGTGGCCACTGGATCGTCTCACGCGAAGCCGGACGCGCGGACGTTTAAAATCCTAAAAAACTCAAAGCAGATATTAAACGCCCTGGACTATGACAAAGCCGGCGCGACCGCCATGCACTGGTGGGATGAACAATTTCCGGAAAATTGCGAACGCTGGCCAGTGCCTCAGGGCAAGGATCCCGGTGAAGCGTACAAGCTGGGGACGGATCTTTCTGTATGGATAAGGGCGGGACTGCCCCCATCGCTAACACTCAGAGATAGAGTGAATAGTGAAAAGAGAAAAGACGTCACTACAGTCCAGGAACAAAAAGAATGTCATTGCGAAGCGAGCCTCGCGAGCTGTGGCAATCTTAATCCGCTTATCGCCGAACTCTACCAGCTGCTAAAAAATAATCCATCCGTCAAAATCATCAACAATGCCGACCGTCTAACCATTTATCGAAACGGAAAATACGTCGGCGGACGGATTAATGAATTGGTCTATAGAGAGCCGGATGTCGCGGAATATATCTTTTCCCATCCGGATGAAGAAATAAATTATCAAAATTTTTTAAAGGGGGAATAAAATGAATAAAGCACAAAGTCCAAAGGTTAAAGAAGCAAAAGTCGAAAAGAAAAGTGTCAAGCGTGATCCCGCTGCCAGTAAAAAGGCACGGGATAATTCCGGCAGCAGCTCGAGCAGCACTTCACTTGCTCTCGCTGACCGTCATTATGAAGAGATCATCCTGGCCGATATCGGTCCGAATCCGCTCAATCCGCGAAAGAATTTTTCCGGGCCGAAATTCGAAGAAATGATGGCGTCAATCAAAAAGGTCGGCGTCATAGAGCCGATCCTGATCCGCCCGGTCAAAGGCAAGATTCCGTATGAGATCATCGCCGGAGAGCGTCGCTGGCGCGCCAGTTGCGAAATTGCCGGAGGCAATGGCGGATTAAAAACAAATACCATTCCGGCGATCGTGCGCGACATCAACGATGATGAAGCGTTCGATCTCATGACCATTGAGAACCTGCAGCGTGAGGATCTTACCGAACTCGAAGAAGCGCAATCCTTTAAACTTTATCTGGATAAACACGGAAAAGAATCCGTTTCTCAATTATCAGAAAGAACCGGAATAAAACCTTCATATATCAATCGCCGTGTTGCTGTCCTGGGATTGCCGGCCGAAGTTTTAACCTTGTGGGAAAAAGGCAAAATCAAATACGGTCATTGCGAGCAGTTGATCAGATTGCCGGATAAAAAAGAAATTATCGAATTTACAAAAAACATTATCGACAGCGAAAGATGGAATCCGGTGACAATAAAAGATTTAAAATCGCGCATCGACAACCATGCCGTTATTCTTTCCAAAGCTCTTTTTGATACAAAAAAATCCGGGTGCGAAACCTGTTCTTCCAACAGTAAAGTTCAGTGCGACATGTTTGCTGAAGAGACCGGGAAAATTCTTTGCCTCAACGTAAAATGTTTTAAACAGAATCAGAATAACTGGCTCATGGCCAACTGGAAAACTGAATTTAAAAAGAAAACCGGAACGAACGGTTTCCGGTTTTGTGACGATATCCATCCCAACAAACATCACGATTTTGATTCATGGGTTGGGAAGCCGGGAGTCAAGTGTAAAGATTGTTCTTCGTTTGTTTCACTGATTCAACTTGATGCTCAGATACGGGATAAACAATCCTGCGTTGGCGATGAGTCCTGTTTTAAGTCGCAGATCGCTTCCGGAAAAAAAGAAGAAAAGAAAAAAGCGGACGCGAAGAAATCCGGCGCCCCCGACGGACAGGAAGTCGAGATTCCGCGCGTCGCCTGGCACGGAAAATTCTTTGTCGAAGAATATTACAAAGAAGTGATTCCAAGAAGCGTACAGACATTAAGTTATGCCGATGCCGAGCATACAGATAAGATACTCCGGATGTCTCTCATATCTCTTTTGATCGCCAATACTGAATTAAAAAAGAGATTTGCCCTTCGTTGGATGCAGGACACTTATCGATACGATGAAGAACAGGATTGTTTTTATGAAGAGAATAATCAGCTCTGGGGCGGCGTTGATGAGGATAAAATATTTTATCGCCTCTTAAAAATGACCTATTTTGAACTTCTGGAAGCTCATAAAGAAGCGGCCTCTCAGACAATCATGCGGCATAACGCGGCGCGTCCGACAATTCGTCACGCCGTGGCGCTGCACATGGGCATCAAAGCCGCCGAAGAATGGCGAATGACAAAGGACTATCTCGACAAGAAAACAACGAAAGAAATCCTGGAGCTCATCGATAAGCTCGGGATCGCCGCCGATGAAAAGGCGCTGGCCTTTCTGCATGAGAACCTGAATAAGAAGCGCGGAAAGTTCAACACCTGCAAAAAGACGGAGTTGATTTCCCTGATCATGGATTCCGGCATTGACCTGGCCGGAAGGATCCCGAAAGAAATACTGAACGCGATAATGAGCCTTGAATCCGCAGAGGATGCCGATGCGGATTCTTAGAGCGAATTATCCCCGAAGCGTAGCGGATGGGGATTGCGGATCTGGAGCGGACGGAGGAAGAATAGAAGCGAAGTTTTAAGATTTAAGTAATTAAGTTTTAAGCTGTCATTCCCCGGCTTGACCGGGGAATCCAGGGAGAAAAAAATATGAAACGTAAATGTGATCATCAAGCCGAAATGTGTGGAGAATATTACGATGTCCTTATTGAAGCGCTTCGGCACGTCGCATATCGTTGCGGATATGCTCTTGCAGTTCATGGAAGTTTAAAAAGAGACATTGATTTAATCGCATGTCCCTGGAGAGATACTGCTGTTGATGCATACCATTTGATGGATAAAATTCAGAAAGCTACTTTATCAATTATTGGTGTTGCCAGGGTAAAGAAATTCGATGAACAACCAGAGGAAAAACCGTGCGGCCGTTTGGCATGGGTTTTTTATCTTACGCCTGATGATAATGGTGTTTATTTAGATATCAGCGTAATGCCGAAAGGAAAGTAAATGTCTGAAAAACTCTTTCCGACGATTTTGATTATCCTCAGCATTTGCGCGGGGATCGTGTATGCGGTGAAGGGCGATGTCCGTCATGCGGGATACTGGTTTTCCGCGGCGTTGTTGAATGCATTTGTAACGTACTGAAAAGAAGTTTTAAGATTTAAGTAATTAAGTTTTAAGTTGTCACTATAGTCCAGGAAGGAAGAGATCATTATGGCCATTGGAGACGTAGATAGTAAGGGCGGTCCGGGAAACGAATGTGCGAGGACGGTCTGCCACAATAAACCAGCCATCGGATACAATCGATCAACCGGATATTGGTATTGTCGAGAATGTTCTGAAATATTGAATAGAGAAAATTATGACGATGCCATGAAATTATACGGCGGCCCGCTGGTTATCATAGCAGAATAATTTAACCGGGAGCGGTCGGGAAGAAAAACTATATATTGGGGTAATATGCAGCGGCGCGGCCGGCCGCTCCCAAAGGGGGGTTATGAAAAAGAAAATAATTAAATTTTTAATAGATAATGGATGGAAGCGGGAATCAAAAGATTCTGAACATATTTCCTTTAACAAAGAAAACTCATGCGGAATTGATGTAGGAAATGACGAAATTGTGTTTGTTGATGACAGCGGAGATTTTGCCCATATTCCATTAGATTATTATGCTCTTGTTGGCTATATTTTTGTTCACAGAATTATAACACCCATAATTAAGTAATGTACAGCGGAGCGGTCCGGCCGCTCCCAAAGGGGGAATGATGGGAAAATTAAAACAAAAAGAATTGAATATTTATATCGCGTCCAGCTGGAAGAATCAGCACGCCGTTGAAATGCTGACATCAATCCTGCGTGAAAAAGGTCATAAGATTTTATCTTTCATCGAAAATAATTATGGCGAAGGGCATGGCGCAGTGAAGCCTATTAATTTTGAAGAATGGGTAAAAACCGATCAGGCTGAAGATTCGTTTGCGTTTGATACAAAGGGCGCCACTGAATCCGATCTCGTGATTTACATAGGTCCGTCTGGAACTGACGCATGCGCGGAAGTCTGCGCGGCATGGGGAGCTGGTGTTCCTATTTTGGGATTGTGGGCCAAAGGGGAGCAAGCCGGTCTTATGCGCAAAATGGTTTCTTGGTATGATGATTTCAATATTTTATTAAACGAAGTCGAAGCGATGGCTATCGAAAACAGCTACGCCCAGGAAAATATTTAATGGCTCAGGCGCTTAAAAAAGAAAAAATAACCTTCCGCTTTTATGAGGAAGAGCGGCGGATCTGTCGCATCCCGGAAAAGATATCCACGGCCGAGTGGGCGGAGAAACACCGGATCGTTGTCGACGGCGGGCGGAAAAGTCCCTGGGACAATCGCCGGTCTCCGTGCTCGGTCGGCGTCATGAACGCGCTCGATTCGCCATGGATCAGAGAAATATACGTCCAGGCGGCGCCGCAAACGATCAAGACGCAGCCCTACATCAACTATCTGATGAAGCGGGCCGATATCGATCCTTGCGCGGCCATGGTTTCCATGCCCGTCGAAAAGCTCACGGTCCGTTTTTTCAAGCGCCGGTTATCGAAGTCCATCAAGGATTCGCCGCGGACGGCCGCGCTGCTGTCGCCGATCCTTGGAGACGTTACCCGGACATCGATATCCTTCCGGAACAGCATGGACATCATCGGCGTCTGGGCCGGGTCGATATCGTCATTGTCATCCGACGCGATGGAAGTCGTTATCGCCGACGAAATCAACAAGCCTGAATATATGGAATCCCAGGGAGATGAACCGATCGCCCTGGATGCGCTCCGCGAGCGCACAAATTCATTCACATTCACATATAAATTTTACGGCTGTTCATCGCCGAGCGGCGAATACGGCCTGATTACGACAACCATCAAAGAGCGCGCCGACGTCATCCGGCATTATCACGCAAAATGTCCCGTATGCGGAGAGCGCCAGCGCATGGTCTGGAGTAATATCAGCTGGGGTGATATTGTCGATCCTCGCAAAGTGTCGCGCGAAAAACTGGCCCGTTACAATTGCAAGGCATGCGGGATGCAATGGGACGATGAAATGCGAACCCGGGCCGTCCTGGCGACGATGAATGACGGCTGGGTGGATGATAACCGAAAATGCTCAAATGACGAATGCGACTGGAGCGGACATGATACGGATGCCGACCTGATCAAGAGCAAAAACAAATGCCCTAAGTGCGGCGACGATGTGATCGTCCTGGATCCAGTCGCGCGTCCGCGCGTTGTCGCGTTTAAGCTGCCGTCCTGGTACGTCAAATCCATGTCCGAAGCCGCGGCCAATCGTTTGCGCGGGGAAAAAGATCACTCTAAAATGAAGGTCTGGGTCACGCAGGACTGCGCCGAAGCCTACAAGGAACGCGCGGCCAAACCGAAAAAGATTGACGAAATATTAAAATCCCGCTGCGACCTCCCGGCCCAGACCGCCCCGGAATCCGCCATCGCCCTCACCTGCGGGATCGATGTCCAGAAATCCGGTTTTTGGTTCGCGGTTCGCGCGTGGGCTCGCGATATCCACGGCCTGACCGGATGGCTGATCCATTACGGCAACCTGATGACATGGGCACAGATCGAGTCGCTGTTATTCGAGACGGAATACCCGGTTGCCGGCGGAGGATCCATGCGGATCTGGCGCGCCGCGCTCGATACGGGCGGCGGTAAAAAGGAAAGCGATATGTCCATGACCGAGGAAACGTACTGGTGGATCATCGCCAATTACTACCGCGGCGTCCAGCTGTACGGGACCAAGGGATCATCCCGGCCGATCTCCGGCCTCTTCAAAAAGGGCGAATCCCTGATCAAGACGCCGACCGGGCGAAAACTTCCCGACTGGTTTCATATCGTCCTGATCAATACCGATATGGTCAAGGATATGTTTCATTACGGACTGGAGCGCGGCGCAAACCGGGAATCAAACGCGCTGTACCTGCATAAAGAGACGGACGAAGTCTACGCGCGCCACATCCTGGCCGAAGAAAAACGTCCGGACGGAAAAGCAAAGCTCGCGCGTTACGTGCGCATCAGCCCATCCAACCATTTATTGGATGCCGATCTGCTGTCCTGGTCCCTGGCCCAGCCGCAATGGATCGGCGGCGGCGTGAATATCCTGGCGCCGCGGGTTGATGACGAAAATGAAGAGAAACATCAACCGTCGATCCCGGTGAAGTCGACACAGAAAATTGTTAAATCAAATTGGATGAAAAGATGATTGAGCGGACAGAAAAATATGTGAGCATGCAAAAGGTCGCTATGGTATTGGATTGTACGGAGCGTCATGTATACGATCTCGTCGCATCCGAAGAATTGGAAGCCATCAGAATAGGCATAGGAAAGAATGGCGCTCATGGGCGGGCCATCCGGATATTGGAAAAATCGCTGGAAAAATTTATCGAAAGACGTAAAATCAATCCAAAAGACATGTTCGATCCGGACCTGGATAAAAACGAACAGAGTGAACAGATTATCGAAAAACCGGTCGCCAAGTCTAAATGGATGAAAAAATAATGAGCACATGCTGAGAGCGAGCCGCGCGACGCTCGAAACATAGTGCGAATTACCCCTGAGCGGTAGCGAATGGGGTAGGGAGAGTAAGCGGAGAGTTATAATGACATTGATGAAAATATTCTAAAATGATAGGGAAATAAAAAGGGGGTAAAATCATGAGCAAAGAAACTTATGAACAGCAAATTAAAGATTCTAATATGGTGTTTACTCAAGTATCCACCGGAGGATTTTCTGACTATAAGGAGGCAGAGCGGTTTATTTGTATGGCTTACGTCCCGGACATGAGCATATCTCGCTCCGGTATCAGTCACGCGATGAAAAGGCTTGAAAAATTTTATGCAGAAAAAATGGGGTAGATCATGATAGCGAGACTGAGAAAGCTGATCGGTGATTATAAAAATGCGGTTCGCGGTCACGTCCGGGATTTAACTCTTATCAGAGATCAAAACATCAAAGAGTTATTATTTTATAAAGACTTTCCGGAGTCATTCGCTTTTGCGTTTAGGCAATTGTCAATCGCCGTAATCAATTTTAAGATATCGTTCTGGAAAACGATTTCAGGAGAAAAATCATGAAAATAACAATTAAGCAATGCTGTAAGACAATGGGACAATTAATTAGTGAAGGAGTCGTTAAAATAACAAATTTTAACGATAGTAAAATTTTAACAATTCTGGCAAAAAACGGGAATATTTTGACGATAAATTATTGCCCGTGTTGCGGGAAAAAGATTGAAATAAATTAATTGTCACTATAGTCCAGGGAGAAAAATCATGAGATCAAGATTGAGAAAAAAAATGCAGAAAAGAGCATCGGCCAGATTGGAGCTTCTCAAATTTACAAAGGATATCTCAGATGCAATAAATAATGCCGCGTTTTCTTTCAGGGAAGTGGCCGAGGCTTTTAAGAAAGTTCAAGTTGCAGCAGACAAAGTACCTATACATATTTCTTATCAGAGATGATGAAATCAGCGCATCCCGTCTCCGCGGGAATGACGGAGTAATTTATGTTAAATATTTTATTAATGATTTTTTTAATAACGATCCTGAATTATATTATAGGATGCGCGGTTCTTTCATATTTTGATCGAAACGGTGAATTATTAAGTTGGTGGAAACAATCACCATCGAAAGTATTCTCTATTTTGTTTGTCGAATTGTGGATGTTCGTATTACCCTTCTACATTAAAAGATCATAGATTCCCGCCAACACGGGAATGACTCAGGAGGACAACAATATGGCTAAAAACTATCTAGAGGAACAACCACGAATCGGTGACATTGTTCGAAATGATTTTGAAATTAAAAATTTTATAATTGTCGAAATTTATAATTCTAATGAGGTAGGTATTATTGAAATTTACGATCCTTCATCTCTTTCTAAAATAACCATCCAGAAAATAGAACGAGTAGACATAAATACATTACATAAAAGATACTAACTGGATTTTTGGCTTCTCCGGAATGACAACTTAAAACATAAAACTTAAAATCATCCTGTCAATCACGATCATTATCCCGCTCCGCTTCGCTACGGGGATAATTCGCACTACGCTTCGAGCGTCGCATGCTCGCTCTTAGCGTGTTCTCATTAAGAAAATAATGATTATTCTTAATTGACTTATAAAATTCCTTGAACAGAGCGGAACAGACCGGAACCGAGCGCCTTGTTAGCGCTCTTTTTTTTTGCGAATCTGTTCCCGCAGACAGATTTTTTAGATCCCCTTTATCAAAGCCCCGGCAATCGGTGCCGGGGCTCCCCCTCGGAGGAAAGAATGTTTAACGATTCAGCAGAAGGAAAGGAAATCACGATCCCACTCAACCCGATGATATCGGGTTTCGGGATAATTCGCACAGCAAATTTTAATGCGCTGCGCTTTTAAAATTTGGTGCTCATTATGGCGTACACACAAGCAGACCTCACAAAGATTGAATCGGCAATTGTCGCGCTGGCAGCCGGAGAGCGAACCGTCCGCGTGACAACAGCCGGCGGAAAGTCAATCGAATACGGACAGGCCGACCTGCCCCAACTTCGCGCCCTCCGCGATTCCGTTAAGAAAGAACTTGAGACGACATCAACTACAACAAGATACATCCGCACATCAACAGGAAAGGGCTTGTAATGAAATATTCCATCCCCATGCTCAGCATAGTTGACCAATACGGCCGCGCAATTCCCTCGGCTGTATTGCAGACCTATGAAGGCGCCGCAACCGGCCGGCGCATGGGACGCTGGGGCATGTCATCGGCGGGACCGAACTCAACTCTTTTTTCTTCCCTTAATACATTGCGTGGAAGGATCCGCGAACTCCGCCGAAACAATCCCCTGGCAGACGGCGGATGTGAAACATACGTGTCAAACGTAATCGGATCCGGAATCAACCCGCGCTGGACATTCAAAGACAATAAAACATTAAAGCAGCAGATTTTAGAACTCTGGAATGACTGGATTGAGGAATCTGATTTTTATAATCTTGTAAATTTTTACGGGCAGCAAAGCCAGGGCGTCGGAGCAATGATCGACGCCGGCGAATTCCTTTGCCGGTTTATCGATGTCTGGCCGGGAGAATACGACACCATTCCATTAAAAATTCAACTTCTGGAGGCCGATCATCTGGACGAAACATTTAACAGCGTCGCATCGAACGGAAACGAAATCCGCATGGGAATCGAATTCGACAAAAAAACCGGCCGGCGCGTTGCTTACTGGGTTTGGAATGAACACCCGGGCGAAATGCTGTCATTTAAATCGGCCGCCAAAGAAAGAATACGCATTCTGGCTCAGGATATGTTGCACATTTACAAGCCGGTCCGCATCGGCCAGATGCGCGGCCGTCCCTGGCTCGCGTCGATCATCGTCAAGCTGCATGAGATTGATCAATACGAAGATGCCGAACTTGTGCGCAAAAAAACCGCCGCCATGTTCGGCGGTTTCATTACGCAGGAAATTGATTACGAAGCCCTCGCAATGAACCAAAGTCTTCTCGGCAAGATTCTCTCTGTTCAGGGAGAAAGTGTAGTCGGTCTGGAACCGGGAACCTTCCCGGTATTGCCGATTGGAAAAGACGTCAAGTTTTCCAATCCCGCCGATGTCGGCGTAACGTACCTGGCCTGGATGAAACAGCAGCTACGCGAAATTGCCGTCGGAATCGGAATCACCTATGAACAATTAACCGGGGATTTGTCTGATGTCAACTATTCATCCATTCGCGCCGGCCTTCTGGAGTTCCGTCGCCGTGTCAATCAATTACAGCATCAAATCATAATTCATCAATTTTGCCGTCCCATAGCGGCGCGATGGATGGATACAGCCGTCATGTGCGGGGCGTTGGATATCCCGGATTATTACCGGAACCGCCGTAAATATTTGCGAATCAAATGGTGTCCGGATGGTTGGGCATGGGTCGATCCGCTTAAGGATATGCTTGCCGAACAATTGGCCAGACGTATCGGATCGAAGACATTGACAAAGATCATCGCAGAACGCGGCGAAGATATAGAAAATGTACTTGAGGAAATGGCGGAAGAAAACAAACTTATAGATTTACATAAATTAATCCTTGATTCCGATCCGCGCAAAGTCACATCAGCCGGCGTCCTGCAAAAAATAGCCGAAATAATAGCAAGCCAGCAAGAGGGAGGAAAATAAGAAATGAAAAAAATCTCAATCGTACAACTGGCGCAAAAAATATTTAACCGGCCGTGGATGTTGGACCGGGCGACAATGTCGACAGTGATTAATTTCATTGTTGCGCGAAACGAAAACCTGATGGACGCCGAAGGAAAAATAAAGGCGTTGCCTCAGACGATAGCAAACCGTCTTTCCGGACAGACGCAAAACGGAATCGCCGTTATTTCCGTATGCGGAATCCTGACACATAAAAGCGACGGCATTATGGATTGGCTGTTCGGCGACTCATCTTACGAAGATATCCGCGCGCAATTTCAGGCGGCTCTTGCCGATCCGAACGTCAGCCAGATCATTTTCGATGTTGATTCACCCGGCGGCGAAATATCCGGCCTGTTCGATCTTGTCGATGAAATATTCAACGCGCGCGGAATCAAGCCGATATTTGGAATCGGCAACGAAACGGCTCTTTCCGCAGCCTATGCGATTCTTTCTGCATGCGAAAAAATATACCTGTCGCGCACAGCCACAGTCGGATCGGTCGGAGTCATCATGGAACATTGCGACCAAAGCAAGTTTGATGAACGAATCGGCGATAAATACACGCCGATATTTGCCGGTGCCCGGAAGAATGATTTCGATCCCCATTCCCCGCTGACTCCGGAAGCCCTGAAAGCTGCGCAGGAACGCGTCAACACAGCATACGAACTGTTTGTTAAAACCGTTGCGCGAAATAGAGGCATCAGCCCGCAGGCGGTCCGGGACACGGAAGCCGCGTTATACTTCGGTAAAAACGCGGTGGATATCGGCTTTGCCGATTCCGTCGTTTCTAAGGCCAAAGCGGTAAGTGAAATATCGAAAACAAAGAGAAAAGGAGGAAGCAACATGAATCTGAAAGAATTGTTGGACGCGTTGCGGGCTTTGGGAAAAGACATACCCGCGGAATTAATAACCGCCCTGTCCGAAATGGGATTTGTGCCCAAAGCGGGGGGCGAAGGCATTTTTATGTCCGTCGCGAACATTGAAGCAATCGCGGCGGCAATCGGCCTCAAAAAAGAACAGCTTACCGGCGATCTTAAAGGCGTCGATTTCGGAGCGTATAAAAAGGAAATCGAAGACGCCGCCCGCGCACACGCCAAAGGAATTCTGGAAATCTGCACCCTGGGCGGAAAGCTCAATATGGCGATGGATTTGATCAGTTCCAATACCAGCATCGATGACGCAAGGAAAAAAGTCATCGATGCGAAAGCGAAAGACTCGCAGACGCAGCAGGTAATAAGCACCGTAACAGCCCTCGGAAACGGTGAAGTCAGCCCGCTTGTCGCTGATGCACGAAAACGCGCGGAAACAGCCCAAGCAAAGAAGTAAAAACATTTTGTCATTCCCGCGAAGGCGGGAATCCAGAAAACAAAAATAAATTTTTTCACAGGAGGAAAAAAATGAAAACCGTAATCGCTTTTATATTCGCATTCGCAATGCTTGCATTGCTTCAGTTTCATCGGGATATTGCAGCAAAGTTTCGCAGGACAATTAAATCCCAGCGCGGCAGTACGCAGACCGAGGGAAACTATCTGAGTGACATCGTTCGTCAGGAAGCCCCGAATCATTTTTCGCGCGAAATTGTCACCGTGAAAAGCGGTGAAAGCCTTTCACTGGGATCCGTGATCGGAAAGATATTACTCGGTACATGCCCCACAACGGGCTCACTTGTATCAGGCGCGACCGGCGGCGGAACATGTACCGACGTAACGGCCGGCGCAAAAGCAAAGCTCGGCACCTATACATTAAAAAATATTCTTGCCCAGACCGGCGCCGGGATATTTTCTGTCGAGGATCCTGACGGATACGCGCTGCCGAATGCTGTTGCCGGCCAGGCCTACACGAACGATCAGATCAATTTTACAATTAACGACGGAAGCCCGGACTATGCGCTTGGAGATACCTTCACCATAACAATCGCCGCAGGCAGCGGAGAGGTTGTCGCGTTTAATCCGGATGCCGTTGACGGATCACAGAACGCCTACGGTATCATGACGGCCGCAGTTGTGTCATCGTCTCCGACATCTGACGGCGTGGCGATTGTCAGGGAAGCATCGATTATCGAAGAAAACCTGGTATGGCCCGACATGTCCCCCGAGATAAGCGATGGACAGATTGCCGCGGCAATGGCGCAGCTGGCCGCGAAAAACATTATTCCGGTGGCATGGATATCGGATCCTGTTGAAGAATAACAAGCCTGAGCCTCCCGCTTGCTGATGCAACCGGGAGGCTTTAGAGCAATTACCGATAACAAACAAAATATTACGGAGGAAATAAAATGAAAAAATTAGCAAGTTATTTCGGAAAGAGCGCCAATCCTTTTTCCTTGTCCAAATACATTCCCCGCCAGTTACGCGATCAGCGCGGCGACATCGGCGGAACAATCGTCAATCCTTTCGACCAGGACGCATTCAGCATGGTTAATCTGTGCGCCGCCATTGATATCCTGCCGAACAATTACGGCAGGGTCAATCAGCTCGGCATATTTGCAAATACCGAAGGAATTACAACCCGCGCCGCGATTGTTGAAGAACAGAACGGCGTTTTGACTCTTTTACCGACCAAGCCGGTCGGCGCTCCCGGTACGCAAAACAAATTGGGAAAACGCGTTGTTCGTACGTTCAACGTTCCGCACATTCCGCTTGATGACACGATCAAGCCCGCGGAATTTTCCGGCGTGCGTGAATTCGGACAGGCAAACGAACTGCAAACCCTTGTGTCCGTGATGAACAAGCATCTCCAGACCGCCAAGAACAGCTTCGGCATTACCATCGAGCATTTGAGAATGGGCGCATTAAAGGGCATCATTCTCGATGCGGACGGATCTACGCTGTACAACCTTTATACCGAGTTCGGCATTACACAAAAAGAGATCAATTTTGCACTGACGACAGCATCGCCCCTGACGGACGTTCAGGCGAAATGCCGCGAACTCGTTCGGCATATCGAAGACAACCTCAAGGGCGAAGTCATGACGGAGATTCGCTGTCTTGTGTCACAGGAATTTTTCGACGCCTTCATCGCGCATCCCAATGTCGAAAAGTTTTATCTGAATTGGACCGCGGCCGCTGATATCGCCGGAGCTGATCCGCGCAAAGGATTCAAATTTGGCGGCATAACCTGGGAAGAGTACCGCGGCAACGCGTCCGATCCGTCCGGCACGAACAGAAAATTCATCACCGCGAACGAAGGACATGCGTTCCCGATGGGTACCATGAACACCTTCAAGCAGATTTACGCGCCCGGCGAATTTCTCGAAGCGGTAAATACGCCCGGTATCGAACTGTACGCAAAACAGGCCATTGAACAGATGGGACGCTGGGTGGATATCCATATTGAGTCGAATCCGCTTCCCCTGTGCTGCCGTCCGGGCGTGTTGGTCAAGGTAAAGAAGTCGTAGTGACGTCCGATAAGGGCGAGTAAAACGAAGCCCGAATCGCTGACGGAATTATCCCAGGAGCGTAAGCGACGCGGGATAATGAAAACCGCAGTTAACCCATCCCGTCCCCGTTGTCATTCCCGCGGGGACGGGAATAAACTAAAGCAAGGGGGATGCGTCGAATGAATTCGGAAGAAGTGACAAGAGCGATAGAATCGGGAGTTCAGGCTGGAATCAAAGCAGCGCTGGAGGACAAACTGAAACCTTTTTATGTCGAGAGGGAAACACATTACAAACAACACGAATTCATTGGCGCGATGATGGAATACACGAAAACATGCAAGAGCGTAATCATGAAAACTATCGTCACGATAATTGTCGCCGGAGCTCTTGGATTATTTTACATAGGTTTTATCGTTCGACATGGAGGTAAACCATGAACGCAATATTAAGTTTGTTTGTAGCATTTTTATTGACATTCGTCGGCGGAGTGATCGCTCTGGCCGTCGCCGTTATCATCATCATGGCCGTGATCGTCTATACTTACAAGGCCGTAAAGCTTTTCATTTCTCTTTTGAACGCGGCGATCCGGGAGCCGGAAGAAAAACTTGCAAAAAAGGTACGCATATTGAACGGGAAAATAGAGCGCCCGGCTCCATGGCCTAACCCGCCGAAACTGACAAGTAAGAAGAAAAAGGTACAAACCACCAACGCCTAACGGCTGGTGGTAATTCGCTTTGGGCGTCCAAAGAACGGACGCCACAGGCTCATTAAAGAAAAAGTGAGGTATCGCCATGTTGACATTACTCGGATCATTGCTCGGAATCATTTCCCGCCTTGTGCCGGAAATTTTAAAGTTTTTCGACGCGAAAAATGACCGCAAACACGAACTCGATATGCAGGACAAGGCAATCGAGTTTCAGAAACTGAAGGGCGATCAGAAGATTGAAGAGATCACCACGCAGGGACAGGTTGAATACGATGTCAAGGCGCTGGAGGCTTTGAAAACCGCAATCGAAGGACAGGACAAACCGTCCGGCGTCGCATGGATCGACGGATTGTCAAAACTCATTCGCCCGATGATCACCATTCAGTGGGTTATTCTGCTTTACCCGGCTGTCATCATCACGACCTTTATCATGCTGCTGATACAGAACGTGCCCATTTTAACGGCGATGTCCACGGTCTGGGGCGTCGATGAAAAAGCCCTGGTTGCCGGCATTATTAACTTTTGGTTTCTCGACAGGATATTAAAAAGAAAATGATCGAAGCAATCGAAAAATCGAAAACCCTGGCGAAGCCTTTTGAGGGATACTCTCCGAAGGTTTATTTGTGTCCGGCCGGATACTGGACGATTGCATGGGGGCACCGCTGCGGGAAAGATCATCCGCCGATCAGCATCGAACAGGGCGAAATATATCTTTCCGCCGACATGATGAAAGCGCTCAGGGGCGCGATTAAATATTGCCCGACGCTGATCAGTAAACCGGACAAGCTCGCGGCGATCACTGATTTTTGTTTTAACCTGGGCGTTGGCCGTCTCCAGACCAGCACGCTCAAGCGTAAAATTAACGCGGAGGATTGGGCGGGAGCGCGTCAGCAGTTGATGAAATGGATCTATGGCGGCGGCCGCAAATTAAACGGCCTGGTCAAACGCCGCGCCGCCGAAGCGTTATTGATGAATTAACTATGAAAAAAGTAATGATCAAAAAAACATCTACTCCATCGACCGTTCCTGAATGCGGATGCGCATTTATTGGCGGAACCTATCTGACAACGCCTTATCTCGGAAACAATGACAAGATCAAGGGCGTCGGAACCGGCGATTACGAAATGTCTTTCGACTTTATATTCTTCACATATGAAGAGGATACCCTTTTCGGTGCGGTTCGGATAGGAGGTGACTATGGTGGATTTGGAATCTATCTTGACACAAATCCTGGAGATTCATTAATCCTTTCGTCGAACGTAACAAAAGGAACTATTTATCATGCAAACATAAAAAGAGTTTCCGGAGTAACAACCATTTCTATTGACGGCGCAGTAAGTGCTTCGGGAAATGATGCCCGGGACTGGTCCGTTTACGATACTGCCGCTCAGGAAGCGGGAGTGTGGAAACTATTTTATGGTCATCAATATCCAGATGTTCCTACTCAACACGCATACCGAATATCAAATTTTAAATTTTATAAGGCAGGAACATTGATAATCGACCTGCCTCTTATCGAAAATACAAATGAAATCGAAAATAATTTGGAAATGACCACCGTTGAAATTAACCGCGAACTGTATTTCTGCAACGGAATAATGGAAATGACTTCGGCTTCGCAAGGTAAAACAGTTTACAACGCAGGTGGCTGGGCATTATATCCTTCCGATCTGGCTGCTGCAGGTGACGCAACATCTTCTCTTGGCGTGAACAAAGCAGGATGCAATCTATATTTTCCTTGCTCTCTGAATACAGGGTGCACCATTGAAAGTGCAAAATTACTTGGCGTCTGCAGCGTTTTGAATGTCGGAAGCAAAGGGAAAATATCGGCATACAGAAACAATACTCCGGTGCAGATAACTTCACTGGCTGATTACCTTGCTCATTTTTCAGAGAAAACAACGGCGCGAATTGCTTACGAAGCGGACAAAGGTGCGTCTTATTATTTTTTCCAGTCGTCCGATATAAAGGATGTTCTACAGGAAGTTCTGAATTTGGGAAACATTAACAATTTAGAATTATTTGTCGAAGATCACGACGGATTATCTTCTGCGGATAAATATCAGATATTCCAGATGGGGAGCTTAAGAATCCCGTTCATACTTTTTAATTACAGGTGAGGATTATGCAGACAGACAAACTCTGGCATTTTGTGGGCGGGCTTTTAATTGCGCTGGTGGTCGGGTTGCCGTTTTCGATTTTGGGCATGGCTTGGGTGCTTATGGGTTTATTGGCGGCGCTGATTGCGGGGATCATTAAAGAGGCCGTTGACGAATACAAAAAGCGCACGAATCGAGGCGGTACCGGCTGGGACTGGCTTGACCTCGCGGCCACGGTCGGCGGCGGGTTTGTGGGTATGATTTTGGAGATTATTTTAATCAGGATTTTGTAATGACGATTTCTCTTGCCAATATGAAGATTTCGGCGGTTGACGGAACGGCGTTTGTCGATTTCTCTACCGCAAATTTGCTCACGCCTTACCTGAACTGGAAACTCACGGTTTATGATTCGGCTCTGCGTGCGCTTGTCGGTTATATCAAGGCGGCGGGAACAGGAGAGACGTACGGGGATGAATTACTCAGTGATGGCGGTATGGAATCGCTTAATTGGGATGTGTATACCGATTCTCCGTCACGAACGTTATCTAATGATACGAGGCCTGGTAGTGCCGGATCTTATTCTTTGGATGGAGTTAGAGGAATTGATAATGTGTTGTATCAGCGTTCTCTTTCCCTTACAAATTTAGCATTATATTATAATAGCGGTTGGATAAAAAATATTTCTGCCAGCGTAGGTGTCGCATGGGGTTATGGCAATTATGGATCAAGAGTTTGGGGTACTGGTATATATAGTAATTCATTATCGTGGGTAGAGCAAAAAGGATATTTTTCAAAAGATCCCTCGCTATCAGTTGCTTGGGCATACGTTATTATCAGCGGAGCAGCTGGTAACGAGGGCAGGTTTGATGATTTTTCAGTCAAGCAAGTCCTCACCCCGTCCAATTCCGGTGTAACAATCTGTTCCGCATTCGGAGGAAGCACTCAAAACTGGCAATCGAAAGACGCGAACTTCAATTACGCCGATTCATCGGGGTACACCTACAAATTAGAACCGTCACCCGCGATTATACTAGTGGCGAATGGAGAATATTAATGATTGACCGAATTATCACTTTAGGCGCGACGTCCGTTATTTTCCGCGTAAAACTTCGCAGTTCACTGACCGGGCAGGGATTGACCGGACTGGCTTATAATACGTCCGGGCTTATCATTTCCACCCTGTGCGACAATGAAGCGAGCGCGACAACGTACACGGCGGCGGGTTCGACGATTGAGACGATAACCACGCTCGGCACTTACGCGGCACCCACGGCGACAAAATGTCGCTTTAAGGAAGTGGACGCGACGAATCACCCCGGAACGTATGAGGTTCATCTTGCGGATGCGCGTTACGCGGTCGCCAATTCTCAGGTGTTGAGAATCAGTTTCCTCGGTGCGGCAAATCTTATGGAGCGTGAATTTTTTGTGCAGTTGATCGCGGTGAATATGCAGGATGCCGTGAGACTCGGATTGACGGCACTTCCGAACGCGGCGGCGGAAGCGGCGGGCGGTTTATTTACGCGCGGGAGCGGAGCGGGTCAGATTAATCAGGAAACAAACGGTCGGATTGACGCGAACCTGAAAGCTATTTTAGGCACGGCGTTGACGGAAAGTGTGGCCGGTTATATTGCGGCGGCGGTCAAGAAATTCTTTGATGTTGCGTCTCCGGTATTTACGGCGGCAAGCGTCAATCAGGGCGCGGACAATAATGTAATTTTGGCGAATGCGACTTACGGACTGGCCGCGCTGAAAGCCTTGATCGATCTGCTGGGAACATCGGCGAATCAGACCAGCATATTGAACGCGGTCAACGCGATTACAACCAGCACGGCCAGAAGTGCGCCGCGAGTTCCGGTATTCATGCCGCGCCCGGCCAGTTCTTCTTTGACGTATTTGGTGGAGATTTACCTCTACGACCTCAAAGGTAATCTGGAAGACGCGGATTCCAATACGGTGACGATCCACGCCCGCAACTCGGCGGGAACCTCATGCGATGCCGGACTTTCCGCGACGACGATGACGCGGGTTTCTGCCGGTCATTACCGCGTGTCCTATACGGTGGCCTATACCGATACAGCGGAAGCAGTTTATTTCGATTTTACGTGGGCAGTCGGCACGGTTTCAATGGCGGACGGCGGAGTCGCCCAGGTTCAGGACGCCGAAAACTACGCTTACCTTGCAGCTATCTATGCGGCAACCGGAAAGATGCAGTTCGATAGCAATAATAATATTAAATCTGTCGAACAGGTAAAAACAGATTTCGGCCTGACTGACTCCTATCCGAAGCTTACCGATCTTGCAGGTGTTGAGGACGTTCAATCCGGCCTGGCCACGGCAACCAATGTATCCGATGCGAAGGACGACATCATCACAGCCGTCAACGCGGCCACGCCGTCAATCGATTTCCCGACCGCTGAAGAAATACGGCAGGAAATCGACGCGCATTCAACAAAGATGACATCGATTCTGAACGCTGTTGTCGAGAATGCCGGATCCGGAGAAATAGCATATCCCTATGTTTTAACCGATGACGCAACAAGCAGTCCGATTGCCGGCGCGACCGTACAGGTATCAACGGACGTAGCCAGAACAACCATTGTCGCGTCCGGGACGACGGACGTCAACGGGAGCGTGACGTTCAATCTTGACGCCGGGACGTATTATTTCTGGAGAACGCATCCGAATTATACATTCACCGATCCGGACATAGAGGTGGTGAGCTGATGAGCGGAACAGGAACAGGAACAAGACGCGGCGGGACCGGGGCGGGAACTCCCGTCCGGCCGTCGATTCCCTTAAGCACGAGCGATGAAATATTCTTGTCGGCTCTGCGCGATATCTACAATTCCGCGGTTGGCGCGGATGCCGTTTATGCGCCTCTTTCCGGATCATCCGTCAGCTGCAGGGTCATCCTGAATCGAAGCGTCGTTTTACAGCCGGTCTCCATGGAGACGCAGGTGGTTGAATACGGCATGACAATTGAGGCGATTCTCGCGGATCTGGGCAGGATTCCGGCGCGCGGTGAAACTTTTACGATCGGCGCCGAAATATTTACAGTCCAGTCAATATCACGAAACGACGGGGATGAAATTGAATTAATAGTTACATAAAGTTTTAGGTTTTAAGTTTTAAGAATCATTGTTCAAGGTTAAAATAAATGCCGGCATTTAACATTAAAATCAATGAAGCGGATCTGATGAAAGTAAAAAATATTTTTTCCGATATCGGAAAAAACCTTGCCGCGCGCGTCACGATGAGAGCGCTCAATAAGACTTTGTCCGGCGTCAAGACTGATTCGTCATCTGCTATCCGCGACATTATTACGGCAAAAAAATCGGCAGTCGATGAAACGTTTAAAATATCCAGGGCGACGGAACAGAATTCATCCGCGTGGATCGCCAGCACGGGGAGACCTATTGCTTTGATCGATTATTCCGCGCGGGAAACAAAAAAAGGCGTTTCCGTTCAGGTCAGAAAAGATCGCGCGCGAAAAGTCGTACCCGGTGCATTTATCGCTACCATGAAAAGCGGCCATAAGGGTGTGTATTGGCGCAAATGGCACGGAACGAAATCCGGAAAAATGAGAAAGAACGATTCAGCGATCAATCGGAGCGGTTATGTATGGAGCGCTAAGATGAAAAGATTTATTTCCATCGCATGGTTGGCAAAACAGTATCGCCTTCCGATCATGGAAAGATTCGGCCCCCGCATACCGGATATCATGGAAAACGAACCGGTGATGAAAGGAATCTTAAGCTCGGCGGGAGACCGATTGCATAAGAACCTGATGCACGAAATGGATTATGAGTTATCAAAACATAAGTAAAAAAGTTTTACGTATTAGGTTTTACGTAACACTTAACACTTAAAACATAAAACTGGAGCGAACGAAATGAAAATATTTTTAAAGGTACGAATCCCCATCCGCTTACGCTGCGGGGATAATTCGACTAACCAATCGGCCGGCGCTATAGCTTGGCCTCTCGGAGTCTCATTATGAGCGATACAATTCGAGAAATCATAATTAAGGACTTTATCGCGCGGGCGGCGATTATCAAAGTTGCCGCGGGATACGCGACAAGTATCGGAACAAATGTCATCCGCGCGCGCAAAAAATTGGAAGATAAAGAGATTCCCGGAACCGTCATTATCCCCGGTGTGGAAACGTCGGAAACGATGAACGGCTATCGGAAATGCAAAATGGAAATGCGCGTTGAAGGGCTTGCCAATTTCGGGAAAATCGATCCGTCCGTCATATCGGAAAAAATTCTCGGAGACATCGAAAAATGTTTTCTTTCTGACAGTTGGTCAAGGTCGCCAGATTACATAAAAGGAATCGATTGCACAGGCGGCGGGACGGAAGAATATCCTGATGACGATCAGGTGTCGATCGGGGCTTATGCGATTTTTAACGTGATTTACTGGAAAAAATTAAATGATCCGACCGCGCAATAGCGCGGAGATTTAAGTTTTAAGTGTTAAGTTTTAAGTGTCACTATAGTCCAGGAAAAGAAACATGGAAGAGAACAAAGACATATTATCAACCCATTCGCCTGACGGCTCAGGGGTAATTCGCTTTGGAATTCCTGACGGAATTCACAGGCTCATTATTATCGGATCGGCGCCGTGTGCGATTGATGACGTATACGCGGCCATTAAAATGATGGAATCGGAAAACGGATACAGCGAGTGTCATTATTGCGCGATCGGTCTTGATGCGGTCAATATCGCCCGATGGCCGATACAATATTTTGCGACATATCATCCGTCCGAAATCGCCGACGCCCATGAACGCCGGCGCCAAAAAGGCGGCAATGTTGATTATACGGTTATCTCCCATGTGCAGCATGACGACCAGGTCGATATGATTGTTCCCTTTGAACAGCCGTCCGGAAGCTCCGCTTTGCTCGGTGTCCTGGCCGGCATCAAAATGGGTTACGAAAAGATCATTGTTTGCGGCTGTCCGCTGACGGGCAAGAACGATAAGGGCTATGACTATGCCAATTTCCGCGAAGGCTGGAAGGCAAAATACGACGAAATAAAGGCAGTCGCGCGCGCAATGAGCGGATGGCCGATGGAACTTTTAGGATTGCCTAGTAAGGAGTGGCTGAAAGGTGAAGAGTTTTAAGATTTAAGTAATTAAGTTTTAAGTGTCACTATAGTCCAGGAAAGGAAAATGAACGATGGGCAAAATAATGCAGGGAACACGGTTGAATGACAATATTACAAAATTTAATCCTGGCGAATATTCAAAACATGATGACGGCACATGGTGGTTTAAAACGCCGAATGGAATAACGGCACATTTTAGTTCGGATATTCATACGGTCATCGAAAATCCGAATAATACAATTACCGTCAGTCCGTCAATATTGGTCACTTCAAGCGATCCCGATTTAACCGGGAAATATGATCCGAGAAGCTGGCATGGTTATCTTGAAAACGGAATCTGGAGGGAATGTTAAAAACATGGATCAACAGCACAAGGATAAATTTGAGCAAATCTGGGACAACGGAAACTATCGGCAGGGATCGACGGCGCTGCGCATGGTTCCGTTGATTATGAGCACGATTCCGGCAGGATCGACGATCAATGATTACGGATGCGGTACCGGTCGCGCGGAAGTCGAGTTAATGAGGAAATCAAGTTATTACATCAACATGATCGATATTGCGGAAAACGCTATTGAAGCCGAAGCGCTCGAAATCCTTCAGCGCAAAGACAGCCCGTTAAAATTTTATAACGCGGATTTATGCGATTTGTCTCAAGTACCGTTCGCGGAGTGGGGAATTTGTATCAACACATTGATGACGGTCCAGGCCGATCGGCTGGATGTTATCCTGTCGGAGATCCGCAGGACCTGCAAAAACCTGATCGTGGAAGCGTACGATATGGATGATCATCGTCTCGTCTGGCAGATGACAACGGTTAAAATGAACGCGGCGGGATGGATGGATACGCTTTGCCAATACTGGCGAATTGTCGAATTTATACAGAGCAAGGAACATGCGAGACGATATATTTTTGTGTGCAGAGAACCAAAGCAGGACGAAGGGATAAAAAATGAAACCTGAAATCACCATTACATGCGGATGGTCCGGCGATAACGTATATTCCCTGGAATATGTCAATAAATTGTACAGAGCTGTACAGCGCAATACGACGATTTCGCATGATTTTATTCTGTATGCCGGTCCGGAAGCGCAAAAGCCCGGCCGTCTCGATGGACTGGAAAAGGGAATCAACGTCGTCCCGTCCGCGTATCCGTCCTGGTGGGTCTCCATGCAGGGCGCCGATCCGGATAATCGTCCATGGATCCGGACGGATTCCATCCTGAATATCGGGCTTGATTGCGTTATCGTCGGAAGCCTTGATGATCTGATCATGTTTTCATCAGTGCGAGCGGCGATGAAAGACTATCCGACGCACTGCTGTCCTAAGGGATTGGAAAATGATTGCAACCTGGAAGTGACCTTGATTCGTGGCGATTCCGACCGTCCGATGTGGGACGAATACGTCCGGGTCGGAAAGCCGACATGGGATCCGCGCGAAACTCCGGCAAACGCGGAGTTTCGGATGTGCGCCCAAGGATGGATCAACGATACGCGAGCTGTGCATGTGGACTTGTTCCCGCAAAACTGGGTAGCCAGTTACAAGTTGGCCGTGCGCGATATCGGGCTGCCCTACAATTGCCGGATTGTATCGTTTCACGGACATCCTAAACCGCATGAAGTGAATGATCCATGGCTGTTAAAAGCATGGATTTGATTATTGTTTGAGTTTTTAAAAATACTTCGGCCCAGCCGAATACAAGGAGGAAAAAGCAATGTTTGAGGTAAATCAAGCCGATAAGGCGAAATTACAAATCGAGGCCGGGCAGGAATTGAGCGCTATGGCGGCAATGACGGACTCCGGGGATCATAAAACATTTTCAGCGGCTGTATCGCCCTGGTCGAACCGGAGCGGATACGAGCCGAAAATACGGCCGGACGGATTGATTTCCGGAGGTCTTATGACGCCGGGTTCGGCGAACGACAAGATATCTCTGGCCGCGGTGCTGTGTTATCTCGCGGGCGTTGAAACGACGGTCAATGCAAACGCGGCGGTTGCCATCGCGCGGCCGGCGTCGTCTCCGTCAGGATTGAAAAAGATCTCTTCCGTTACGATCAGCAGCGCGGGAGCGATTGCCGTGGTCGCCGGAACGGACGGCGCTTCTTTTGTGACGACGCGCGGCGTGGCGGGCGGACCTCCCCTGATCCCCTCGGGATCGATTGAAATCGGTCAGGTCAAGTTGTCATCCAGCACGGCGGCCCTGGTTACGGCAGCGGAAATATCGCAGATTCCCGGCACGTCGCAGGAAAAATACGATTATCCCGTCTGGAGCAAGGATCATTTCGAAGGGACGATCACGTTTGCTTCTGCCCTGCCCGCAATTCACGAAGGATCTCCGGCAACCTACAAGGGCGTATATGCCGAAGTATACGAACCGGTATTCGCGGATTTGGAACCGTCATCCGATTTTGTCGCTCCGGAAAAAAGCTACAGCGTCGGATCGACGCAGGTCTACGGCGGCGTCATCGGTTCGTCATCGGAATCCCTCGGCCAAGGAAGTTTCAAAACGTTCCTGAAGGACGGGATCACGGATACGGTTGTAACGCTGAAGGGTGAAACCTTGATGTTCAAACATTATCCGGACCGGAACAAGACGCCTTACCTGCTTTGCCAGGGCAAACTGGGAATCGCGCGGACGTGGCCGGCAATCGATAATATTTCCGCCTCATGCACGATTTCATCGTCCGAGGAAGGAAAGGAAAAGACATCTTAAAAAAAGTGATGGATTCCCGCCTCTATTGTCATTCCCGCGGAGGCGGGAATCCAGAATAAGCAGGGCGTGATCTCCGATTGCGCCGAATGAATGAACGCTCAACCACCAACGCCTGACGGCTGGTGGTAATTCGCTCTACGATTTTTTCATCGCAGAGCTTGAAAAAATCTAGGACTCATTATGCCGTTTGACGAAAAGAAATTCGAGAGGGCAAAACTGGAACCGCGTGTCGCTTTTGTAGACGTTCCGGAATTGAAAACGTTTTTTACCGAAAATGAAAAACCGCGCTGGAAAGTGCGCGGCATGACGGGAAACGAACAGGGAAAAATTAACGGCGCCGTCGAAAGAAATAAATCGGTGTCCACGATTATCGACGGCCTGATTTCTGCGAACGCCAAGGATAAGGTGGACGCTCTGAAAAAATCCATCGGGTTAGGCGACGACGTGCCGCATGATATCGTAAGGCGGCTGGAAATGATGACCGTCGCGAGCATCGGTCCGGTCATTAAGCATGAAACGGCCGTTAAACTCTGCGAAAAATTCCCTGTCGAATTTTACGAAATCACAAATATGATTCTCAAACTGACCGGGAGAGGGTCCGAGGTCAAGCGGGACGCCAAGGCCCTCTGGGCGGACGCGGATATCAGGGCCAGCCTGGCGCTGTGCTACGATAAAAAAACATATCTCTACCAGGTCCGTCCGGACATTATGCCCTATGATTATTTGAGCGACCTGGAAATTCTATTGTGGGATTTGTTTTACGCGGATCTGCAGAAAAAGAGTGGGAAGAAATAGAGGAATTCATTATCCCCGTCCGTTACACTACGGGGATAATTCGACTAACCAATCGGCCGGCGCTACACTTGGCCTCTCGGAGTCTCATTATGGCGGACCTTGAAAAAACAGTAAAAATCATATTCGAAGGGCAGGACAAGGATCTAATCAAGTCCGTGAAGAATATTGCTTCCAAGTTTGAAGATTTTGATTTTATGGTGGGTAAGGTAACGGAACCGCTATCGAAAGCGGCGGATGCGGTTTTTAAGGTAGATGCCGCCCTGGCCGCGCTTGTTGTCGGCGGCCTTGCCCTGGCCATCCGTGAATCGAAAAATTTCAACCAGGGATTTGCCCTGATTTCAACATCGGTCAGCGCCACCGGGAGTGATCTGTCGGAATACCGTCAGAAGATACTGGATTACGCGACCACCTCCGTCAAATCCATCGATGATATCAATGCCGCTCTGTATACCGCGGCCCAGGCCGGCGTCAAATATACCGATTCCCTGGAGTTCATGAGCAAGTCCGAACAGCTGGCCGTCGCGAATAACGCGAACCTGAATACGACCGTGGATCTGCTGACCGGCACGATGAATGCCTACGGATACACGGTCAAGGATGTCGGACATTTGAACGATGTCTTTTTCCAGTCAACCCTTGTCGGCAAGCAGACCATCGATGAACTCGGCCAAAGCATGGGACAGGTGGTCGGTATCGCGGCAAACGCCGGCGTTAGTTTCGAGGAATTGCAGGCAGCCATCGCGACGTTGACGGCCAAGGGTATGAATACGCCGGATGCCATTACGGCCATCAAGGCGGCGATTACGACAATCATTTCCCCGTCCGCCGAAGCGGCAAAGGCGGCAAATGAACTCGGGTTGAATTTCTCCGCGTCGTCTTTAAAAGCGAATGGATTCGCCGGAATGATTACAAAGATCATGACCGCGACGGGCGGAAGCACGGACAAGATGACCGAATTGTTTAACGAGGTCCGCGCGATGAACGGCGTCATGCAGTTGACCGGCGACGGGATGGCGTTTTTCCGCGATGCCCTGAACCAGGTCGCTAATTCCGCCGGCGCGTCGGAAGCGGCGTATAAAAAAATGGTCGGCACGTTCGCGAACCAAAGCCAGATGCTGATCAATAACGCGAAAACCCTTTTCATCGATGTCGGTACCAAACTTGAACCGGTCGCGGCCAATATTGCCGGGTCGTTTTCCAAGTTGCTCACGGGCATCAAGGTCGGGATCGATGCCGGCGCGTTTGATGATCTGTTCGCGTACATGGATGAGGCGGGGAAACAATTATCGACATGGATATCCGGCGTCGCAAAGGCTCTTCCTGAAGCATTAAAGGGACTGGATTTCAGCAAATTGATTGCTTCTTTAAAGGACCTGGGCGGGGCTTTTGCCGAATATCTCGGCAACATGGATCTGACAAATGTCGATGATCTGCATAAATTCATCCAGAAATTGATCGATGGAATCGCCGGACTGGTGGAGGTCACAAGAGGAATGGTCGACGGGTTCCGTCCATTGTTTACAGCCTTTACAGAATTTCTTGTTTCCGTCGCCGACTCGGACGAAGAATCGCAGCGGATGCTCGGAACATTGATGGCCATGGCCAAGGCCATAGAGACATTCGGTCTCGGACTTGTTGCCGCGGGACTGATCGTAGACCAGTACGGTTTAACAATTTCGGGACTGTTTAATATCATTGCCGGCGGGACTCAATTTGTATTCAACAGATTGCAGCAGGCCATCGATGAGGTCCGGCTGGTCGTCCTTGAGCTCGAAGAAAACGTGCTCGGCGTATTGAATGCTTTATCGCTCGGATCGCTGGGAAGGTTCAGCGAAACTTTTAACAACATTCGCGCCGTCGTCACGGAAAGTATCACCTCTATCAAAGCATCCATGACCGAAAACAGCAGCGACGCGGCACGCGGATTGGATAAGATCGTTTCCGGTTTTTCATCCCTTGAAACGCAATCGGATAAAACAACGGTGTCGGTTAAAAATACGGGAAAAAGCATCAACGATATTCCGTCCGAAAAGGAAACGACCATCAAGGTCGACGATAAAGAAGTCGATCAATTCACAAACAAGATGAAAAATGAATCGGCGGTTTCCGTCTACGTCAAGGCCAGCCCGGACAAACAATCTTTCGAAGATACCGAGAATGTTGTCTACAGCAAGTTCAGCGGCCAGGTGATGAAGATCACGACGGAACTCGACGGAACGACGACCATCCAAAACATGACGGAAATCAATAAAGCGTTTCCCTCCGAAAAAAAGGTTGACGTCAAACCGGATATCACACAGACGGCGCTGGCGGAAATCAGGGAAAAATCTGAAATCGTCCAGAAATCGATTGAATGGAAAGCAAAGATCGATATCGCGCAGATCGAATCGGCGACAAAGATCATCGAAGCGGCTTTTACGTCGGTGAATAATACGATATCCGACACCGGAAAAACCATGTCATCCCTTTTTGAAACCTATACGACGATATTAAGCAACAAAGCGGGCGGGGAATCGTTTATTGAACAGCAGATCGTTGAAGAATCGAAAAGGCGCGACCGGGCGCTCGATCTGGAAGAGGATCTTGTCAGGGCGCAGATCTCGAATATGAACGCGAGAACGGCCGCGCTGAACAGGGGAAGCGCGTTAATAGAAATAGACGGGAAAGGACTCCAGCCTCAACTGGAAGCCTTTATGTTTGAAATATTGAAATCGATCCAGGTCCGGGCAAATGCCGAAGGATCTCAATTCCTGGTCGGAATTTAACGGAGTGAATGATGATAGGAATATCGACGCTGGTCTACGATTTGAACGGGTTTCGTATTTTTCCGGATGAAATTCTCGATCCGCAAAAATCGAACGAAAATCTTAAATGGTCGCGCCGCGTATCCCGGACGGCGACGCTTGACGGCGGCGTGGCTGTATACGACACAGGATACGCTCCAGGCGATCGAGATATCACGATCAGGGTTCCGGGCGGCCCCAGGGAAATCGTCGACTGGATGGCGTATATGGCCAAAACGTACACGGAAATTGTCATCTCGACGGACGAATCGGTTTTTAAGGGCGTTCCCGCTGACGCTTACGTGGATGCGTACGGCGCTGCTGTAATGGTAATTAATTTAACGGAAGATATGGGAGGTTGATCATGGCAAGTTCATTTACATTATATAATAAGATTATGGATTACAACGCTAAGGGAATCATCGATCTCAGTATCGATACGGTGAAGTTAATGCTTGTGACATCCGGTTACACGCCGGATCCGGCGCATGATGTCCTTGCGGATGTAACGGCGTCTCCGTCTCCGGAAGTTGCGGAAGTGGCCAGCCCGGACAATGGATACGATGCCGGGGGAAAAGCCCTGACCGGACAATCCGTTACGCTTGTCGATTCTCCCGCGGTCGAAACATTCGACGCCGACGATGTCGTATGGCCGAACCTGACGGCCACATTCCGATTCGGCATTTTATATGTTGAGAAAACGATCTTATCCCCGGCCATTGTCAATCCGTTGATCGGGTATATCACATTCGATACGGAACCGGCGGACATTATCATATCCGGTGTTAATTATACGGTGCAATGGAATCCGAACGGGATTGTCACTTGGGCAAAATTATAATAAGGCCGTCGTAAAATGGCACAGGAACTTATTCTTAATTTTAACGGATCGGACGGATCCGTAAATTTTACCGAAGAGGCAAACGGAATATCTCCGTACGGATCGCAGAACTGCGAGATAGATACGTCCTGGTCAAAATTCGGGGCGGGATCGCTGCTGGTCGGTGTAACGCCTTCGGAACTGTCCACGCTGGCTTATCAAATCAATGCGATATCGGGCGATATAACGGCCCATGGTTTTATCCGGCCGGCGATTCTCGATGCGTCCGGAACATCAGAATATATTGTCCTGGAAGGATTGAATGAATCCGGTCTCCAGGCGGCAATCGGGTTCGGCCATAATATATACGGGTCCGGATTCATGTTGCTTGTTTACGATGTCGTCCATTCCTTCATTCAATCGGTCACGTTTCCGGATCTGTCGATAGACGAAGAAAAGCACGCCGCGATTGTCGTTCAAGGTCTATCCGTCATGCTTTTTATCGCCGGCGTCAAGGTTGCGGAAGTTACGCTGTCCAGTGCGTTGCCGGCAATAAATTTTGCGGGAATCATGTCGCAGTCCGGGGATCAGTTTAATATCGACGCTCTCGAGGTAACGGGCTCCGCGTTGTGGGATGATGATTTTATACCGCCAACGTCGCCGCCGTCTCTGTCCGGGGAAAGATCGCTCATTCCGGCAGCAGGCATCGGCATATCCGGGAAATCTCCGCATTATAATGTTTATGGAATCCCTTCCGCGGGAATAGGAATACAGGCATTTGCGCCGTACCGATTCAACGATGTTCCCGTCGCGGGAATATCCATAGAGGGGAAAGTCCCGTCAATCGGTTCCGGTCCGTATCCGATTCCTGTATCGTCGGTCGCCGTCGCGGCAAGAAATCCGTCGTATACGTGGGTTCCGCCCGTCTCCGAGCTATACAAAATGCAGGTTGTGTATCTTTGTATCCTGGAAGGATCGGCTGACGGACTGGATGACCTGGCCATTCCGATTTCTTCTTTCCAATCGATCCAGCGGGACGGAGATCCTTCTTATCTGTCCTGTGTCATTCCGAACTCCCTGGCCTATATCGAGGACATTCTCGCCCGGACGAACGGCGATATCGTTGTCAAAAAAGGATACAAGTTTGCCGATGGCACGATCAACGCCGAAGAGATCTGCAGGGCGGATTATGAAAGTCTGCAAATCATGCGCGGCGGCCGCAACGATTCCGCGACGATTACCGGCCATAAAACGATTTCATCGACGGCATCAAAATACCGCGAATTGACGAATGTCTCTTATTACGGGCTGCAGGAAGATGGAAAACGCACGTTCCGGGCGGATCCCGATTTGTTTCTCCGCGTCGGAGATCTGGCAACATATAATGACGATATCGTTATTGTCGGCCAGATATCCTATATCGTAAACGACCGGCAGGCGACCATGCAGGTGACGGAAGCGTGATGACATGGGAAAAGCTAAAATCCTTTCCGGAGGCTCCAAGGGGCTTTACAATATCGAGCTGATCAAGAGCACTTCCAAAATCACGGATAATATAGCTGCAATCACAACCAGGTTGACTATTCTCGCAAAGACAATACCGGAAGCCCTGTCTGTTAAAAGTGCGGCTCAGTCAATTTTAGAGGATAAACTGGCGGCGTTTAATAGCGCTATTTACACTTATTCTCTAAAGTTGAACGAACAGGGCGATGTCAACAAGGCTCACGCGGAATTTATCAAGGCACAATCGGCTTACCAGGCGGCGGAAGTTAATTATTCCCTTCTGCTGCAGGAAAAAGAATCCAAGACGAAGGAAAAAGCGCTTTTACAGGCCGCCCTTGTTGTCGAAACGAGGGACGCGATATGGTGCGCCGATTATACGACCGATCTGGCCGCCGGCGCTGAAGTCGGAACGATTGAAATCAACGGAGAGACTAAACAATTATTAGTTTACCCGGGTGGAAGCAATGATAAACTCAGATCATCATTGATTCAAAGAACGCAGGCATCAAGCGCGGCCGGAATATTTTATAATCTGGCCGTCATGGCGGGCTGGCAAAAATGGAAACCGACTTACCGGGTCGGAGAAATTAAGACATTGTATAATAATGATCTGTGCGATGTTTGCATCGATGAGGCATCGAGCTCGGTCCAGGGATTAAAAATCAATCAAAACGCGCCAAAGTGTCAGCAGGATCTCGGAGAGCGATCGAGCGGGTTTTCTTCGTTCTGTGACAGGAATCCGTCCGATCCGATCGTAACCAATAGCGATGATACGACGATCCCGTGGTCTCAGCAGCTGATCGCCGACATGACGGAGATCAACAGTTCCGTGAATAACGGGCATACTTATCAAAAAGATATTTATCAGTACGGCGCCCCGGAATATTGGACATACATGAAAGACGGGCAGTCCGGAGACTGCGAGGATTTCGCCCTGACCAAACTTCAAAAAATGCTCGACAAAGGATATCCGATCGGAGCGCTGAAACTGGTCACGTGCAAAACATCGATGGGCGACGGGCATGCCTATTTGATCGTCCAGACGGACCTGGATGATTACGCGCTTGATCTTAATTATCCCCTTCCGATGCTTGATAGCGTTATTCCTTATACCGATAAGGCGCGGCAGACCGGACGGACATGGTACCGGCCAGGCGTTTGCCTTTCCAATGTTCCGATCGAATACATGGACGGCGTAAACGGGGATGCTTTTGTCGAGGGAGATCGCGTTGTCGTAGAATTTACAAATCAGAATTGGAACTATCCGAAGGTGATCGGCTTTGAGAGTAATCCGCGCCTCGGTGCGTTTCTGTATGCAAATATTCTATGTCAGGATGAGAATCTTGTCGGAACGGAATATTTTCGGCAATATAAAATCAATGGCGTCTTTAAATCTGATTTAAAAATTAATTTGATTAATCTGAGCAAAATACAGATTCCGTCAGACCGTTCTAAGATAGCCGTTCTGGAGCCGTCCTGGGTAGACGGCAGCGGAAACATGGCCGACCTGAATCTGACGTTATACAAAAACGACGGAACATTTGAGCAAATATCAAAGACGGTTATCCCGGTCTGGCAGGATTATATCGCGGACCATTTTGCTTCGCTCGGTTATGTTAAAGCTCATGTCTCATTTTCGTCATTCGGCAAGCCGTGCTTCGGATATTCTGCCGATATTATTTATATCCCTTGTGTCGCCCTGGCCGGGTTCCATTCGATCAGTTATCTCGCGGGATTTATCCAGGTGAATATCTCGACCGGCGCCATCATTGGGTGTTCTTTCTGGACGTATCAATGGTCACTGTTCGGGGTTCCCACTGGCCCCATAGAAATGATCAGGTATGAAAATAATTTTCTGCTGGTCGATGATAAATATACTTTCGGAAGAGTCGTTAAAATGCTCGATGGAAACTGGCAATCACTGGGAACGATGACGATGTCATCCGTAGATGAGGCGTACAGTGTTATCGTGATCGATGATATTGCTTACGCCGCGGTAGTAAGCGGCACGAACGCTTCCTATTCCGCTCCCTTTACGTTCAAAATATTCGCTTACGATTTGTCATCGGATGACAAATTTACATCGATCAAAACATTGACCGTCAAGACGGTATCGACGTATCCGGATGCTTATAAATTGGTCGATCTCGGCGGAAAAATCGGCGCATTGATATCAACGGGTGGAAAAGTCATTTTGTACAGCATTTCCGTCGTTGAAAAAGCGGCCGTGAGTCCGGTACAATATACCGGATTAAGCATCCTGAAATCCAAAACAATCGAGGAAGCAGCCAGTATTTCATTCGGTCTCGATTTCGCTGTGGGATGAAAAATATGGGAAAATGTAGATGTTTGTAGATGTTTTCTTATTTTTCGATAATACGTAAGTAGTTGATTTTATGGCTGGGGAAACAGGATTCGAACCTATATAAACGGAGTCAGAGTCCGTTGTCCTACCATTGAACGATTCCCCAGCAGGATATATTGAAGAGCGCTTTACATTCAGCCCCCTTTCGGGAACCTTTTTCAAAACCGCGTCTTTATAATGCGATTGACATTTTATGTCAACAAGTTTTCTTACCCTCCTTACGTTTGTTTTTTTCTTGCATTGTTTCCAGGAAGTTATATTATTTCAAGGGTTTCACACGGCAAATTCCGGTCAGCATCGAACGGGAAAGGCAATCGCTTTGACAAAATTCGTCATCATGGGAAACGCTCATGAATACTGCGAAGTCATGTGCGCCGAAATTATTGACAACAGAGGAGAAGTCGTTTTTATAAACAGACCGAATAATTTGAAATCCAAGTTCGGCAAACTGCTGGATTTCTTATTCCAGAAATTAAGCGAGGAGACAAAATTTTCCTTCTTCCCCGCCATCCGTTTTAAAAGTTATTTTTGCGACGCTCCCATATCCAGAGGAAGTGAGATTTGTTTCATTTTCTTCGACTCCAACGCCCACGCCGGGGACGAAGCCTTCCTGAAACACATCAGAAATAAATTCAGGGCCAAACTTGTGTTATATGCAATGAATCCTTCCTCGGTGATGACATTGAGTCCCGAATTCTGCAATCATTTTTATGACTCGATATTCACCGTCTTTGCCCATGACGCCGATTTATACAGATGGCACGCCTGTAAACACATTTACTCAAAAATCCCCCGGGACACAGCGGCGGATCATCATGATGGCGACACCGATGTTTTCTTTGCCGGCCGGGATAAAAACAGATTGAATAAAATACTCCAGACGTATGAATTTTTAACCCATAACGGCATACGATGCGATTTTCACATTGTGGGTGTCGGCAGAAGCCGCATGCACCGTGCCGGCGACATCAACTATAATCATTGGCTGCCTTACAAGGAATTGCTCAAACGGATGCGACGCAGCAGATGTATTCTGGAAATACTTCAGGAACCGGGTGTGGGCCCGACACTCCGGATGGCCGAGGCGGTCGTTTACAATAAAAAAATACTGACAAACGACGCCGCGGCGGTATCGCATCCGTTTTATGATGAACGTTTTGTAAAAGTCTTCGACGCTCCGGAAAATATAGATCTGAACTTTATCCGGAACGGTATGGTCCCGGACTATCATTATCGCGGAGAATATTCGGCCGGCGATTTCCTGACGCTTGTCGCGGAAAAGCTTGCCGCCGGCAGTCCTCTCCGGGGAGAAATATGA